AGTGTTGGGTCAAAATATATTTTTCTAAATGCTGAACCTGCAAGTGGTAAAGAAAATAACATCTTTTCTGTTTCACTTCTGTATTCAGACATTTCATAAGTAAGCAAGTAATTAAGATAATCTTGTACTCTTTGACTTTGTTTTTCTTTACTAGAATCTATAGTGCCTACTATTTTAGTTCTTACAGGACCTGAAGCAGGGAATATTTCTGATATAGCTTGTGATTGAAATTTAATAACAGCTTCACTTAACATAGGATGAAATACACCACAGGCTCCAGACCAAGGTGTAGTTCTTTCTTCTATTTTTAATCCTAGCTGGTCTAAACCTTTAACATAGGTTTCTTCCCAGTCTGACCTTGAATCTTTATCTGATTGATATGCACTTAATAACTCATTACCTATAGAGTTTAATTCATCTTCATCAATAAAATCTACTAAGTTAGAATCAAAACTAGCATCTGTTATTTGTGATGCACTAGGGTCAAAGTCAATAATCATTCCACCATCATCGGTTTCTGTTGTCTCTACCTCTATGTCTAATTCTGGTTCAGGGTCCATTTCTACTAGACCATCTATTGGTGTAGCAGGAACGAATTGTTTTTCTATAGCCAATGTAATCTCCTAGTAATAATCTGCTGTTCTGTTATGTTCTATTGGTTCATCTTCTTCATCTGAATCAAGAGGAACAAAACCACCTTGCCTAAATCTTAATAATGCTTGGGTACTGCTATCAACTAAATCATCATGTTCCATATTAGGAAAACCAGCAAACTCTTCTATAACTTCTTCTGCCCATCTTGTTTCAGGTGCCCAAACAACTCCTGAAGCAAACAAATCTGACACAGCATTTACTCTTGATATTTTATCATTACCACGACTAGGTGTATATTCTTGTACTGGTATGCCTGTTTGTCTAAGTTCAAAGATTAAAGGTAGCCCTGCAGCCTTAGCTTCTACAATAAAAGCATCAGGTTTATAGGCATTGTACTTCTCTAAAGCCATTTTCTTTAAATCTGGGAACTCTAAACGCTCTTTGTAGGCATCTAGTAGTATTAGTTGTGGAGCAACAAGACCATCATCGTTCTCTTTATAAAAAACACCCCAACTGGTACAGGCTGAATAGTCAGCTCTTTGTGTTTTTAAGAAAGCCGTATCCCATGATTGGATAATAAACTCACAATCAGGGGGATTTCTACCTTCCCATGTTCTCCACCATTCTCTTTTAACAAGAGCACCTTCTTCAGAAGTAGGGTCTTGTTGATATTGAGCCATCCACTTAGAACTAGGCAATTCAGCCTTCAAAGCTTCTAACTCTTCCAATTTCCAGAAAGCATCCCACAAAGGTTTACCAGAAGGTAAGATTGCAGGT